TTAAGTTCTTCTTCACGACGACGCATACGTTCTTGTCTTTCAAGAATTTCCGGATTTATTATTTGTCTTTCCATTTGTAATGGTTGTCGTAATTGTTGAATTTTATTTATTGATGCCATCTTTTGTGTATCAATTTGTTTAACTTTTTGTGTTTCTTGTTTTGGTTTAACATTGATAACTCGTGGTTGGATTTTAATTGGAGATGGTGGAATTTGTATTTGTTGTTTTGGAATTTGTATTTGTTGTTCTTGTTGTTTGCGTTGAACTTCTTCCTGTTGTTTACGTTGAATTTCTAATTGTTGTTTTTGAAGTTGTTCTTTTTGTACTTGTTGTTGTTCCAGTTTTTCTAATTCACGTTTACGTTGTAGTTCTTCCTGTTGTTTACGTTGTTGTTCTAATTTTTCCAATTGTTGCTTACGAAGTAATTCTTCTTGTTGTTTGCGTTGTTGTTCTAATTGTTGGCGAACTTGTTCTTCTTGTTTCTGTTTTTGGTCTATTTGTGGTTTAACAAGAGGAGTAATTTTTGGAATAATGTTAAATATTTTTTTAATATTTGTCAAATCTTGTCTAATAAGTAAAAATAGAACATCTTCATAGGTAGTTTGATCCGGAATATTAATAGAAATCCGATTTCCATCGATGTCATGAATAATGGAATTAGAATATTTCGGTAAAATATTTGACATAGGTTGTCTGAGTTTTGATTCGAATAAAAGATTTAATATATCGTAGAATGTCCAGAAATATTGCGACTTTGCCAATTGTTTCGATATTAAATTATGATGTAAATCTCTAATTTTTTGTTGTTCTTCCACAGTTTTTCCATATTCATTAATAACAACATTATTTAAAGATGAAAATTCAGATGGAAGATTGAAAAATTCAAATGCAACTGTATTTCTAACTCTAGCAGGACGAGCAACTTGAAAAATAGTTAAAATCATTAAATATAAACAAAACCAATCATAGTAGAATGAACGATATTTTTGAAAAGTTGTCAATTGAAAATACGGAGGAGTTCCACCAGAAGCTAAAATATAATTTTGTTTGGGTGTAAATTTAACGGATAATCCGAAATCAATAATTTGAAATTGATCGAGTTTTTTATCATAAACTAAATTATCTAATTTAAGATCTTGATGAATATAATTAGATTTCATATGTAGTTCGTGTAATTTAAATATCATTGATACAATAAAATCGGCAACAGGAAAAACATCGGTATTATTTTTGAAAAAATCAGCAGCACTCATTGTTGCTTTGTGTTGAAAAACAAAAAGGAGTTTATTATCAATTGGAAAATCTACCAAAGGAGTATCAAATGTAATTAAAGCATCTTTTGCTGGTATAGATACATGAAATGAACCATATTTTCTATTAGAACCACTTTGAACATATTGTGGAAAATCTTTATTGGTAGAAACGTAACCATAATAATTTGGCATAATATTATTTTTTGGTGTTTGGATTGACATGATGTCGTGTAAAACAGATATTTCTGTCGCATTTAGTTTTAAATTACTAGTAATAGTTGCTTGAGAATCATTTGGTTCATACAGTTTGATAATTTTAATTAATAAATCATGTGCATAAATTGTGACTCCAAAAGTTCCAGCACCCATAACTTGTAAATCAGTTTCTACATTACCAATAGATTTTCCATTGTATTTAACATATGGGAGGAAATTTTTAATGAAACTTTGAATAGTTTGTTCTTGTAATGGTGAAAATTGTGTTGAAGCACTTTCTAATGAAACCAATTTATTTTCCTTAGTTGATTTTAATAGAATGCGTGGAGAAATACATCTGGTTGAATATTTTTTACAATCGGAGAATGTTAGTTTCCCTGCTTCTTGTAAATATTTATTTTTATATTTTTCATATTTTTCTTTCCACGATGTTTCCATAACTATATAGTATTTTTGGAGAAAATAAATAATAAAAAAAGAAAGAAAATATAACGATAACTTATAATGTTGGTTTATTTAGTATGTTTAATATGCCGACGCTCAAATAGTCCATTATTTAGAATTGATAATTCAAAAAAATATACTCCAACCATATGGCTTTGCCCTGATTGTATGCCAAATGGAGATAATCCAATCGATTTTCAATTTGTATTGAATAATAAAAATAGTGAAAAAGAATGTATTTATGATTGGTGTAACAACTATTGTTTATCAAATAGTGAATATTGTGCTGTTCACGTAAATATAAAAGAAATATTTCAAAAACAAATTACAGCATTTATATCTGCCACCAATCCAAATTTAGGCAAAGATAGTCCAGTCCAAATAATTGATCAGAATACAATAGAAAAAATAATTGAATTCTTGATAGAAGCAGTACCATATCAACAGCAAATTTTTAGTGGCATGTCAGCATATCAAATTTTTCTTCTAACAAGATCACAAGTTCTTCTTCCAGGTTTAGACTTTTGATAAAAATGACATTAGTTTTTTAGTATTCGATAAACGATATGCTAATTTTTGTTTGATTTCCTCAAAATCATACCATTTAACTTTTCGTAATATTTGATCATGTTGTTCTTTGATACCAAAAACATATGTATTTGGAAAGAAATAATCATCCACACGAATTAAAACGAAGAAATATTTAGATAGTTTATTGTAGAAATATTTATTATCGTTGTTTTCCAAAAGTTGTTTCATTAATTTTTCATCAATAATATTATTAGTTTCTTCAGCAGTTTCTCTAATAATTGTATCATATATTGTTTCATCATTTTCATCAACAACTCCACCAAAATCATCTAATCGTGTCCAATTAGGATCAGCATATTCAATCAATAAAAGTTTATTATCATCTTTATAGAACAAACATCCTGCTGCGGAAATTGTATTGAAATAGATGTTTTGATAGTCATTTAATTGTGCCATTTTAGATTCAGAAAGATTATCATAATTAAAGATTTTCCGTAGTTTTGACATTTGTATAAATACTACATTTACAAGATAATAAAATATAAAATTCATTTTTTAAGTGATATAAAAGTTAAATATATAAAGTAAATATATATCTAATGGCATCGCAACAAGAAATTGATGATATTATTGAGAGAATTTTTCAAGACATTTGTCAAATGTACAAAGACGTAGAATTCAATACACGTGATATGCATGATTGTTTATTTAGACTTATGGAAATTGTGGAAAATATTCCAACACTTGTTGGAGCGGATAAAAAGAAAATTGTAATTGGAGTATTATATCTAATTATTCATCATTTACATATTAACGAAAATGAAAAAGAAAAAATACTATATATGCTATCTCACGATATAGTTGATATGATTATTGATTTGATTGTCAGATTAACAAAATATCCTCATAAAATTAATTTCAGACAAGCTGGAGAAGTAGTTTTAGAAAATAAAAAAATAGAGGATGTACAACCAGAAATTAAAACTGATGCAACTAAATACAATTATTGTTGTTTACTTTGATTATCTTTCGATGATACAGAAATACCCAAAACTGCTATTGATAATAAACAGATACTATTGAGTATCCATGCAATAGCAAAAAGTCGAGGCCACCATTTGGAATGACATTCATCATCACCTAGTGTAATGTAAAAAACATAACCACCTAATAGTAGTAAGATTATTGAACAGCATAAAGTTGAAAAAAGTGGCATTGTTGATTTTGAAGACATACTAAATATATATTTTAAATATATATTTAAAAATCATAAATTTAATTGTTGTTGACGTAGATAAAGAAGTTTCATTTCATCATCAGATTTTTTTAGATATATCATTGTTATTACGCTCAATAACAACGAAATTCCATTCATCGTCCAAATGAAACCTATATAGCGAGGCCACCATTTAGAATGACATTCGTCAGTTCTAAAACTAATTTGGAAAACTGTTATACCTAAAAATAACACTAAAAGAGCTGAGAATAATACAATCAATATATCGATAGTTAAAGACATATGTATATATTTTAAGCAGAAATAAAAAGATAAACAATATAAAAAATAAAATATTTTGTAGAGTATAATATATAATATATTCATAAATGGAGACAATATGCGGATGGATTAAAGATTGCTTTGAGTTCTTCTTTGCTCTTGAAGTAAAAGAAGACCTAATCACTAAAATAAACCAAACATCTAATACTTTAACACAAGATGTTAAACAAGATTTAATTTCCAGCATTATGGAAAATAAACCCAATCAATTTGTATCAAAACTAAATGATAAGAAAAACCATATTCCACAAAATATCAAGGATGAACTAATGGCAAGTATGATGAGAACGAGTCAAGTTCAATATCCTCAACAAGTGCAAACACAACCTGAAACAACTACTGAATTATCTACTATTGCATCACAAGTAGATACACCACCACAAGCATATGTAAGAAACGATGAAGATATGGAAATTCCACCACTAGATGATATTACTCTAGGAGATGAATTTGAAAAAATAGAAATAATTCACACCGGAAAGATAATCCCATCAGATCAATTTATTCCATATAATACACCAATTTACCCAATGAATAATCTAACATTTATTGAACCTTTTGACGAAGAGAGAGAAGAGGAGCGTGAAGAAGAACATAGAAGATTTAGAGAATTCAGACAAGCATCAAGAGAATCGCTACAAACAATTCACACTGGAAAGATAATCCCATCAGATCAATTTGTTCCATTCAATACACCAATTAAACCACTAAACGTGGTTACTAACTGGTATTGTTCATCTAATTGGGATAATGTAATTAGACGTTTTGATGAAAGAATTCTTTTCAGAAACTTCAGACAAGTCAAGAGAGAAGAACTCCAAACAATTCACACAGGAAAGATAATTCCATCAGATCAATTTGTTCCAGTACATACTCCAATTAGACATTATGAAATTCCGATGACAACAAATCAATTTGGTGATTGGGAGAGAGAACTTAAAAGAGAAACTGAACATTTTGACCTCAAGTTTTTCATTAGACAAAAGAGAGAAGAACTCCAAAACAAAATGGAAGGTGTATTAACAATAACACCATTTAAAATCAATTCATCAAGCGAAACTGAAATAATCCATACCGGAAAAATTATTCCATCAGGTTGGTTCAGACCAATTAGAAGTGAAATACGTAAATTTCCAATTTACAGACCGACAATTCAGATGAGTTTTGAAAGAGCATTTGAACGTGAATTTGAACATCGTAATCTCAGAAGATTTATAAACGGAAAACGCCTAGAATTGGATTGGCTACAAGAAAATGATACTGAATATTACAATGAAACTTTCCCCGATGTCGATATTAGAATTCGTAGTGATTTTGGAGATATTATCAGATATGTTCCATATGCCAGAGAAAGCAATACTATTGTAGAGAAAGAGTATTCTATTTGGAATTGTCCAATTCATGATATGTTCCAGATGGCAGTAAAAGAAACACGAAAAACTGTTTCAACGAAAGAAACACAAACTGAAAACAAATACGAAATGGAAAGTCAAAATTTCCGCGCATTTAGAAGAATGAAACGTGAAGAAATGAAAAGAACAAGACAAGATGAAGATTTTATACTATATATGCCTAAAACAGATATGGTATTTAATACAAATACTCGACCTGTTGATGAAAACAAATATGAAGTTGTACGCAGAGAATTCAGAATGTTTCGACGCATGAGACGTGAAGAAATGCACCGTAAACAAAGACACGATAAACCATATTTTTTATCATCAAGTTGTAAGAAAGCCAGAAAACATAACTTTTTACAAACTGATAAAAAGTGGAACCAACATTATTGAGTCAAACTAGTTTGACTCAATAATGTTGCATAAGCATAAATCAAATATACAATGTATATTTGATTTATGGAACCAACATTTCTAATGCCTTTGGCATTAGAAATGTTGCAGATGAATAATTAAAAATGTCTTTCATAAAGGCATTTTTAATTATTGAACCAACATTATTAAGATATTCCAAACATTAAATTTTTTCTAAATCTATTATTTTTCATGTAAAAAATGAAAAATAAATAAAATGTGAAAATAATATAAGGATACAATAATTTAAATTAGTATTATGGAGAACAATATAGCAATATGTGAAAAAGAAGAAGATGAAAAAATTAGAAAAGTATATAATTTATTATTGAAGAGAAGTTGTGATAAAAAAAACATAAAATACGAAACATATGATATGTCCAGTTCTGAACCAGAAAGTGAGAAGGAAGAGAAAGCTGATGTATTTCAAGTAGATCAATATATCTACGGAGTTCAAGATAGAATAAATGATATTCTTCATCGAAAAAAACATCAAATTTTTCTAAAGATTTTATTATCAGAAAATAAATTTGTAAAGTTAAATGTCAATCAAATCACTTTTGATTTTTGTTCAAATTGTTGTGTTTTGGCGAAAATTGTTTTTAATTATGTTCAATTACCTAATAGAAGAAAATTAAGCAAATGTGATATGATATTATCTCATTATAATGAACAAACAGATAAATTACATAAAATCCTAAAAATTTCTCATAAAAAGGAAGACAAATTAGATGCAACTGAAATGGCAATCCTTCTCAAAACAGAGAAAAAAGAAACAGTTGTATTTACATTATCATCAGAGATTGATTTAACTGATGCATCTTTAATATTGAAATTTAATTATTTAGATTATGATTTAAAAAAATAAAAATATTTATCAATTAAATATTTTTGCATGAGTATCTTCTTGTGTTTTTGTTTGAAAATCACATAATTTACAATCACTAAATACTTTATTTATGTTATCATGATTAATGATATATGGAAGTGGTATATCATCAATAATAACTTTTGATTTAATGGAACAGATAATATGTTCGATATTATAATCAAGATAACCGACACCATCTTCGTCAGAAGTTTTCATAATGATATAAGATATGATATTGTCGGTTATAATGAGTTGTTCCAGATTATATTTTTTGAGATATTTCGGAATAATATGTTTTTTCGCGATATTGATTTTATCATCATATGAATATTGATGGAAATTAATCATATTTAATAAATGACATTGAATAGGGTTAAAATCATAGATAACTTCATCCAATTCAATCAAGAATAAACATTTATCTAAACCAACAAATTTCATATTATTGATAAATGTAATATCGTTAATATTATTGATAAATTTCTGTAATTTCATTAAATCTTTATCATTCGAGTATGAATATTTGAATGAAATAATTCCATCTAAATAACAATTATGTTCTAAAGCATCATAAAATGTTGATGAATGAAATTTATCAATTGTCATAATTTCATTGATATGACAGAATGGACGATTGAGAATATTACAAAGTAATTTTATGACATGTGTTTTACCAGTTCCAGATTGTCCATTGAAAACAATTGCTCCTGATAATTGAGGTAATTTTTTAACAAATATTGCGGATAATTGATTACTAATATTTTTTCTACCATATGCAAATTCATCCATTGCTTTATTGAGTTCTTGAATAATTGATTCTTCGTATGTCATATTCAAGCACATATCAAATGGAATTTTATTAATTATTTCGCAAGTTTTGAATAAATCTCTTGATGAAGAATCATATTTACTTTTATTGAGATTTCGAAGAAGACACATTATTTCAAAAAAGTTATCTTCTCCTAAATCGTTTTTCAATAAGAATTTTTCATGAAGTTTGAATATGGAATAAAAATAATTATCATATTTATCCGGTGTAATGATTATTTCAATATCTGTTTTTTTCATCGGAAATAAATTTTTTATTTTATTCCAATACGAAAGCAATCTAGATTTTATCTCAGTCATTATCCAAAATAATATTATCCAAAAAGATACAAAAACAAGTGATATATGTTCAAATATACTAAAACGATGATTCTGAATCGATTCACCATTTATTT